ACTCGTCGAAATGGTGTTGTACCACACGATAGAGATTGATGAGCTGCCCGTTGATGTCGTTGAGTACCTCTACTTTAGCAGGCGTTGGGCGCATAAAGAACAACGCTGCGCCACCGGAAAACAATTCAACATAACAAGAATGCTCGGGGAACATGGGCAAAAGATGTTTTGCCAAACGACGTTTGCCACCCATCCAGGGGATAATAGGTAATGTCTGTTGCATTTTTTGCATCATATATACTCCTAAATTATGGCATTCGCGATGCTCTAAATCAGATTAAATATGATGCTCAAAGGCATTCTTTTGATTTATTAATTAGCTGAAAGAATTGATATTTTTACAACGAGCGCATTTTATTTGCACACAGCCGCTGCCTTTTGCCAGCAATTTCCCACAAAACTTACAGCGTAATTCACGATAGATTTGCATTTGCATCCACTCCTGTATCAGATAGAATGCCTCGGTCTCTAGAGACTAAGGCGGCCTTAGAAGTCAATGCAGGTATGCGCTGCTTGGCTGGCGTAACAGTGTTGCCGCACTGTTACGTCGCCGTCCCACTTATATTTAAAATCCTCCCCAAGGCCGCCTTATTCAGACGGCCTTTTATTTATATTTGCCTACAAATAGCGCAACTCTTTGGCTTTTGCGATGATACGTTCAGCGACTTTAGCCTCAACCGCCGGAAGCAGATGGGCACCGCCGTCTTGTGAGAGTGACAACGGCATTACGCCGTCCGTTTGCGCTTTTTTATCCGCCTCATTTGGCGTGAGGCCGCTATCCGTCCAAATCTGATCAGATAAAATATATTGCTCAATATCAAAGACATTATTGCCATATTTAGACTTGAGCCAATTATTAAATTGATCCTTGAGCTGATGTCGGTATGGGTGGTTTTCTTTGGCCCAACCCGGCTTATTATCAGCCCATACAGTCAGGACAATATAACGGGGAGACTCTTTAGGCTGAACTTGTTGAATACATTTTTCAACATAGCCTTTAATACGCTCCAAAACCGTCTGCCAGTTACCGACATTTGCGCCGTTAATGTCGTTTTTTGCGGTTGCCAACACGCAAATACCATCAACACCGCCGCTGTTTTTCAGGCGTACCGGATATTTTTTACCCGGAACAACGTTATGAGCCTGGCTATCGCGCGGGATAACTTTAATATTAGCGGTTTGGCCGGTCATGACCGCCTCAATGTCATCACCAATAATAACGACGGTAGAGTGCATACTGAAAGGCGTAACGCCTTCGCCGTAAACCAACTCGCCGTCAACCATCACGCCATTTGCTTTAGCTGGAATAGTATCGACTTTAAAAGTAACTTCTACCGGGCTGCCGTTCATCGACATTAGGGCATACGCAGCCAGACTGCCTCCCTGTGCGTTGTTTACAACCGGCAGATTTTCAGCGGCGGCAACACTCACAGCCTGACCGCCGATACGTGCATTGGTGGAGTCACCAAAGAAATTGAGGCTACGTTTCAATGCAGAAGGAGGGGAAGGAGGAGCTGCCGGGCGTTCCGCTTCTTTAGGCGGAACCACAGGGCCGGACGGCATAACGGTATGACGCTCATGCTCGACCGGTGCGCCAATATATTGAATGCCGAATCGGTCGCCTTGCTGCAAGATATCAGAAATATTTTCAGGTTTGGCGCAATAACGCAGGTCAATAATACAGTTGTGCGGCTGTACCAAAGCGTAGCCGTCCTGCTCATCGGTTAACGCGACTAATTTATTGTCACGCAAAGAGAAATTGACCCAATCACCGGCACGCGTACCATTCGGCACTTTTACCTTCACACGCGTCAAGGCAGTGGCTTCAAATTTTAAAATGTCGCCAATACCGACACCCAACACTTCAGTTCGCATAAAATCTCCTCAAAATAATTAATAATTATTTTAAGACGTTATACAAACGCAATGCCTGGCTACACTGCACTTATCCTTATACGCCAAGCTCTAAAACAGTAGTATCGGGAGCCTGCCCAAGGATACGGTTGCTCAAAACATCATAAAACACGCGCTGATTTAAAGCAGCTTGTCCGCTTAAAACAAGATTGCCGCCGCTTTGCGTTTGCGCCGCCCATGAGCCGCCGCCCAAATCGCCCGTTATTTTGGCGATGCCGCGCTGTTCGCGGTTGAGCAGTGCCGTCAGGTTTTGATACAGATTAGTCATTTTGTTATCCTCAACAAAAAGATAAAAGGCCGTCTGAACATGGCTTTCAGACGGCCTTTAAAGCATCTTTAAACCAGCTTTAATCATTCGTCAAAATAGCGGTCTATCGTTACATTTTGAGTCACGACAGGCGCATCGTTTTCGATTTTGACTTCGACCGATACACCAACTACCACACCTTGCCAGCTCCCCGTAGGCTCATTGATTTGCCAAATCTCGCCTAAATACGCCATAGGAATGGCGTATTTATCCGATACCGGCAAAGACACCGTTTCGCGCTTATGAACGCCAGTCTCGCTTAAAGCGGCGATACCGGCGGCAAGCAAGACCGGCTGGTCGGTATAAAGCGTATTGGTCAGCGCGGAGGCACGCGGCTCGCGGTTGCTGCCGTTGCGGTACACATCCGCGCCTTTGCCCTTGTTATGGCTCGGCCAAACATAAACCCCGTTGGCACGCTCCGATACATTGCGCTGGCCGCTGATGCTGAAAATCACGCTGACAGGGACACTGACATCGGCAGGCGCATCGGAAACCTCCCAAGAAGCCTTTTTCCATTTAGGCTTAAAGCGGACAACAGGTCGGGCGCGGTCGCTCTCCACAAATCCCCCGGCGGCTTGAGCCAGCTCTTGCAAAACAGCAATCGGCGTTTTATCGGTCAACGAATACACATCTCCCGGAATCAACCAATCAACCATCGTCCAGCCGTCCAAATCCACACCTGTCGGGCGTAAAACCTCCGTTGCGATTTGTTGCGCATAAATCGGATTGCGGTATGTACCGCGGCCTTTAGGCGCATAGTCCGCGCCCAAACGGGCGGTAACACTGCGGCCGGTTACCGTATAGCTCTTTTGTCCGAAGCGGCGGTTGTCGCTGTAATCTTCCGCGATGATGACAAAAGTATCCGCATTGATTTGCACCTCGATTTCGGCTTCCCGGCCTTTCGGGCGGACATCAGGATTAATCTTGGCGAAATCATCGGGCGAAACCGTCAAACTGCCTTGCCAGCAATAACCGGCAGTGTCCGTCGTAAAGGACGCAGAAAACAGCCCAATCGGCTGGCCGTCAACCGTAGCCTTAATAATATTTTGCATGATATATCCGTCTAAAACAGGAGTGCTTACCGTATCAAAACAAGCAAACGGCAGCGGAATATGGCGGGCATCGTGCGCAATCTTTTTGCGGTAAAAGCGCAGGTTCAGCCGGTTTGAAGGCGGGCGGATACCGCAAACATAAGTCTCAGGCACAGGCTCCGGCTCAACCGGAATCTCATAATACTCGCAAGGCACAGCCAAAGCAGGAAGGTTTTGCGGATGCGCACAGCGAGCCAATACCGCCGCCTCGCGCACCTCCGATACCAAACAATCACCAACCGGCGCGTCATCGGAAAACACACTCTCCGAACACGCCGCCAAAGCCTCGCCAAGACCTGCCGACGATCGGTCCGCATTACAGCCGCTTAAGAACAAATCATCGGGGAAAGCATCATGCAGACAGCCGTCCAAACCATCCATTCCGACCTGCACCGCCTGCATACACCCGGCAACCCCGTCAGACAAGCCGACAGTTTCACGCAGGCAGCTTTCCAATTCAGGCATATCCGAAAAGGCCGTCTGAAAACAAACCGCCTCCCCGACAGCCTCCGCCGTTATCCCCGACACTTGGGCAGCCATGCCGCCCAAATCATAACGACCTGCCGCGCACGCCGCCTGCGTTGACACCGCCTGCTGCACAAAGCCCCACGCCCCCGAAACAGTCGCATAGCCATCCGGAGGGCGGTACGGATTAGGCTTAGGCGGCGTATCGGGAACAATCTCGCCGCCATCCTCAATATGGCGTAAAGGCCGTCTGAACGCCAACGGCAAGAGCCTGGACGACGGACGGGAGCCAATCGCCAAGCCGAAAGGCAAAGGGATACGCGCCGAATCAGCATAAATTTTGTCTTCGGACATTTCAGACGGCCTCAACCGCCGCCGTCACGCTCGACATAAGGCTTAATAAAATCATAAGAAACAGGCTCGTATTGCTTTTTATAATCCGTCGCCACCATCAAATACTCCTCGTCCTCTTTGAGTCGGTCGAAGCGGTAGCTGCCGTCTTCCGCGCTCCAAGTATCGGCGATACAGTACATATTAGGCCGGGCAAACAGATAAATACGGCGCGAAGCCGGCTGACCGCCCACCGTAACAATGCCCGTACCTTCGCCGGCAATATAGCCGTGTCCGCCGTATTTCCAATGCGGCGACTTGACAGCACGGCTTCGCGCAATGCGATTGACGTTTTTGCCGCGCCGCTTGCCACGTTTAACGGCAAGACGGCTGCGGAAAACATAATTCGGCATGGCTTACAGCTCCCAGGCCGTGAGGTTTACCAAAAAAGAGCCCCCGCCAATTGTATTGATATACATAAATCTGTCTTCGCTATCGTCTAAATTGTCGTAAACCATTCCCATCGGAATAACGTCTTCTGAGGGCATGGTTTCGCCAATTTTCATAAATCCGGGTAACAATCCACGAATGGCATATTCGTTACTACCAATTAATTCTTTTAGATAAATATCATCCGCTATGAAACCACCTGTAATAGGATTAGGATATCTACCATAATTACCATCTGCTTTACTTGTAAGACTCAGAGAAGAAGGACTATCTCCCTTATAATCACGCATTGGCACCACAAAAATAACAACTTCACTGCCAGTGCCATAAATAAAATTCTCGTCTACATCTGACACATATCCAAGCAGGGTATTCGCGGCGTCAGCCACGGCAAGACTGGAGAAGTTTCCAAAAATAAAAAACGAGCAATAACCCCGCCATAAAATAATTAAAGTAAATGCACGCTCATTTCCAACCACAACCCATTGGATCTTATCCCGACTGTCGTCGTTTGTTTTATAAATGAAATTGTGGAATCCACTGCTGTTGTTAACCTTTTGTTTGACTTTCCCTGCCTTTGCCGATGTCGGCTCCAAAAGACCGCATAAATCAACGTATCTTGATCCGCTTCTATATTTTGAGTCATCCACCCCCAGCCACCACTTTGTCGCCTTCGGGTGCTTACTGCGGAAGCAGGCTTCTTGCGTCTTTTCAAACGCCATTTCCCAGCCCAGAGCGTCCTTGCGTTTATTCCCTTCGCCGTAACCGGTAACCAAGCAGGCTTTTAAAATCGTTTTAATGCTGCCTGCCGCCGATTCGACCTGCGGCGCACCCTCGTCATCCCAGCGGTAAACCTTTACCGGCACACGTTGCGTATCAAACATTTCAGACGGCCTTTCTTTTTACTTCATGATTTAAAACCCCATTAAAACAAAAGCCCCGAAAATCGGGGTTTGGCATAGTTGCACTCACTTGCTTGTTTCTATTTTGTTTTTCAGCGGAAATAAGTAATTTTCGCCTGATTTCCGCTTGCATCGACGGAGCAGCTAAATTGCGCACGCAACATAGCCCCGAAACTGTTTTGCGAATCGACAAATCCGCTTATTTCAAACGTCCCATCAGCATTTTCACGTCGTTGCCACCCTCCGAAATCAGCCGAAGAAGGCGATTTTAAAATACCCGTTACCGCGCTTTCGCAAGCTGATTGCGCCTGATATACGCTCGGCTTGGATGACGTACCGCCGTTTTTGAATGTAAACCAAAGCATCGGGATGGAAACCAGAATCCCGGTGCCGATCAATTTCAAGAAATCAGACCCTCCGCTTTTTTTATTTTTCTGTCTGAGCTTTTCTCTTTCTTTCGCTTTCTCGCTTTCTTCTTTGGCAAGTTCGGGATTTTCGGCATGGAGGATTTTATCGTATTCCGCTTTTGCCGCCGGATTCAGCAAATACTCGCGACACCATCTTATCTCATCCAATTCAAGTTCCTGTCGCTCCGCAGCACGCAACATAGCCCGTTTAATCTCTTCTTCCGTTGCAGATGACATAATCCCAAGAAGTTTGTAATAGTTTTCCATCTCATTCTCCATATTTATTTTAAATAATGTATTCTAAAACAAACGGCATAAAAAAGAAACAAACGGTATAAAGGCCGTCTGAAAGTCCTATTCAGACGGCCTTATCTTTTATTCGGCCACTGTATTGCCGCGCAAACACGCGGTAAAACCATCGCGGCCGTTTTGCTTGTCCGGCGAAGGCTGGACACTGCGCAAAATCCAAACGGGCAACGGCGTGCCGTAGGTGTTGAAGCGGATACAGTTCTGTGCCGACCAGCCGCCGCCGAATGCCGCCGCCTTGAGCGTGAAATACGGCTTGCCGGTCGCAGGATTGGTCGGCGCAAGATCGCTCAAGGTATCGCTTTTTGCGACCAAGCCCAGCCGCTCGCCGTAAAGCTCAAATTGGGTTGCAGTAACGAATTTAATCAGCCAGCGCTCGGTAATCGCGCCATTACTGGCCAATTTAATCGGGTAGTCTTTGACATTGGTACGCGCCAAAATAGGCTCCCCGCGTTGCGCGTCACTCCACACATTGTCCCATGCCTGTTGCGAAAACGGCTCGGTAGCACGCACCAGCAAATCGCCGCCGATCAGGGCGGAAGACACAAATGTATGCTCCTTCGGATAGTTGCGCCCAATAGCAAACTGGAGTTTCAGACGGCCTGAAATATCGACGCCGGTCACACGGTTTTCCTCCTCCCACACACAAACGGCAGTCAGCGGCAGGGTATATTGTGACAAGTCCAACGGCTCGGCAAAAGTAATGCTGCCCGCTTTGAGGTCTGCCGTGTATTTCTCGGCGAGGACGTGTTTGCCCTTGCTGTCGACCAAGCAGAGGCGGTCAATGTTTTGACGGTTGAGCGTGATTTTTTGAGCGGCAGTAAACGCGCTGCCCAAATCCTGCTTGAGACGGTTGGAAATCACAATCATATCGCCCTTGCGGAACACGGGGACGCGTCCGTCGGCAGGCAGGCGCACAGCATCGATACCGATAATCGACGAATCCAAAGGCAGGTTGTCTTGTGTCACGGCGTTGTAGCGTAAATCTTCGGGGTAAAAACCCTCATCGCGCTTGATTTCATAAAAGCCTGTCTCGTAGTCGATTTTGCCTGTAATGCCGCCGGTAATTTCCCCAGCGGCGTTGCTTCTGCCGACAATTTCGCCATTGCCTGCGTAAACGGTAAAGCTTTCAGGCTTGACCGGCGCGGCAGGTGTGCGGCCTGCATAACTGAATGTCTTGACTTGGGGCAAACGGACGACACCACCTGTTACCTTGAGGCTTTGGAATTTAATGGCTGGATCTCGAATGGAAACATCCCCGTTGATATATAACGTGCCGATATTTTCTCCACTGCCTTTAGTCTCACTCCAGTTTTTATAAAGCGTACCACCGTATTCAACAATTTCAGTCCCGCCGTCTGAGAAAGACCATGAGTTAAAGACACAGGCGCTGCCCTGGTCAAAGTCAATTAAAACATTAAATGACAACCCACCCGCCAAACGTCCCCTCCGGGTTTTAACATGAGAGGAATCGGCAGACAGAAACTCCACATCCCACTTTCCAAAAGACATATCAACGGTCTTTTGAGCGGACACATTTTTTCTTTGTGCAAACCAAGTAGCATCTAACGTCGAATGAGTCTCAACAGCCCATGCCAACGCCTCAACCCTTAATACCGATTTCGGAATAATGAGCTTCCCGCCATCCCAGCGAATGCCCTGTACGGCGTTTTTACCTACCCGCCAGCCGCCGTTGAATGCAAACAAACTGATGCGGCCCGTACCTGATTTAACTTCTTTACCCAAATAAATAGCCATTAAATCCCACCATTAAAATGTTTGTCTAAACGCCGTGCCATACCAATTCGGAACTGTATATTCGTTTTTTTCGGAGACGCTCCCCTCCAGCTTAAGACTAAAAGTAGCTTGATTTGGCAAAGAATCCTTAAACATAAGCTCAAAGTGTGTACCCTTATCTCCCAGCGTCATACCATATCCCGCGCCACCGACCACGCTTGCGCTTATTTTGAGCGTCTCCTCGCAGGTGTAATCAACCGCATTGCTGTTGATGTAACGAACGGTCGTTATAACTCCGTTGAGGTAATCCACTGCTCCTTGGATATCACCCGTCAGATTTCCGTTACCATCATCTCGGGCGGTTTTTGCACCATTGTCGGTCCACGTTAAAACAAGCGTACCCGGCTTAATAGGGTGTCCCAAATCATAAGTACATTTACTCTCTGACGGCTTCGGCGTTGCCACTACCCCTGTTTTCCCGCCATCGAACGAGGCGAATCCGGAAATGCCGCCCCACTGGAACACTAGACGGCTACCGATATCGGGCAGAACAGGTAAATTGAGCACAACCGACCCAGTCGCCGATGATACTGTGCCGACAACTTTCCCGGCCTCATCACGCAATATACCGTCGCCCGAATCTGAGAGCAGATACCAAACGCCCAAAGCCATAAATGACACTTTCAGACTACCCAACACGGGAGTCGGCTTCAGGAGCGGCGCAAATGATGTACCGTGATTGGTTTCTTTAATTTCCACCGCAAAGGCATATCTCGCAGCAGATGAATTAGCGGCAGGAATTGCCGTTACCGTATGATAACCATCAGGCAGGCCGGTCAGACGACCTTGTGCATAATCGACATTGATTAAATTGTCGCCGCTTTTTAGTTGACCCAAAGCGTTGTCTTGATAATTCCCTGTTTTCACGCTACCCGGTAGCAGCGAACATGGGAATATCAACGTCCCATTGCTGACACGGCCGGAAAAAAGCTGTTTTTCCGGCGCAGCAGCGACCCATGCCTCCCCGGGAACCGGGTATTCATCCGCATAAGGTGTCTCAACTGTCGAGGTCGGTACAAGCTTTTCGTAAATGCTAGACACCGTCAGCGTGGCATCTCCTGCCGAAAGGCCGTCTGATACAGGTTTCACGCCATAATAAGCCGCAGAATCTGCCACTTGGGTTTCCAAAATCTTAACTTTAGGCGCGGCATACCCCTTAACCGGATAATCGACACCATCAAAATCTCGGGTTAACGGATTGCTGATTTCCATTTTGACTACACGGCGCGGCACTTCCTCGACCTCACCGTTTGATTTTGGAATCTCAAAAATGCGCACTTCGTCCTCGATGTTGATAATGCGGAAATACTCCGTGATACGGCGCGTCACATCTTTGGTTTTTTCCTCATATTGCAGGCAATAACGCTCGCCGACCTTCGGTAAAGGAGCCTCTACGCGCTGATATGCCTGCACGAGGCGAACGCCTGCCAAATGGCGACCCAATAACGTCATGCGGCTCTCCACTGTCGGCACGGAATATGCCTCAATGCGCGGCATAATATCTGCGCGGCTCTCGCCGTAGTTGCGCGCCTTAAACGCCAAAAAAGACACGTTTTCAGAGGTCGGCGGCTCGGTAATGACAAAATGACCGCCGTAAAGCGGCTCGGAATCATTGCGCAAAACGGCAGGGTACAGCAGACGCGCGTCCAGGCTGCCCATCGTGCGGTCAACATCCGAGACGGGCGGGAAAATCTCGTTATCCTCTCCGGTCAGCGGCTGACCGACCATCAAACCGCCGCCGTCAGGCGTATCGGTCATGCGCTGGCTGGGGTAAATCTGCAAATCCTGCTGCGTCAGGCGCGTTGTTTTTTCCATGTTTGAAACCTTTTTAAATCCTGTTTAAACCTACTTTCAGACGACCTTAAAACGTCATCAGGCAGAGCTGGGCGGTGTATCGTTCGCTATCCGTTTCCGGCGTTGAGTAATGCACCGGCTCGACATTATTCAAAGCCGCGTTATGGGTGCGCCAAATAACATTAAATTCGCGGCCGTCGTAGTGCGTCAGCGTCATTTCCAGTTCTGGGACATCCGTCCAATCGCGCAACGTACGTAAGATACTCAAATCAAGCCACACCCAATCGCCCGACAGCGTAATTGGGCGACCGTTTGCCTTAATGCCTTGTTGGATGACCAATCCGCCCGACAAGGTGCGCTGCGGCGCAGCCTGAGCTACCTTGTTCCATTCAAATTCGTCTTCCCAGCGCATATCCTGCGGCAGATGTACGGCCACGCCGGTGTCTTTCCGTTTCAGCGTCCACTCTTGATTTGCCATTTCAGACGGCCTTTGCGTATTTTTCTCAAAACCCTATTAAAACAAAAGCCCCGAAAATCGGGGCTTGGCATGATTGCAGTCAGATGGGCGCAGGCCGTCTGAATTATGTCGTGCGCTTTAATGAAGCTTCCAAACTAGTCATAAAACCGTTAACAGCTTTCTCGGCAACTGCCTGGTCGCGCTGCGCCAAAATTTGGTTGAGCTTTTCCGGGTCAATGTTAATCTGCGTATTGCCGACTTGTTGCAACCGCTGGGCGGCATTACTGTTACCATACGAACTTTGGTTGCGGACTTGCTCTTGCGCGGCAGATTCGGCGCGCTTGCTGCGCTGCCTGTTGTAAATCTGTTGCTGCAAATCGATTTGACGCTGATATTCGCGCGCAACGTCGGTTTGTTTGAGACGGTTGGCATTGTCGAGTTTTTGTTGCAGCTCACGGATTTTTCTTTCTTGCTGCAAAGAATAAACCGCTTCCGTATTACCATTAAGCTCGGCAAGCTCGGCCTCAAGCGCGCGGGTTGCATCATGTGCTTCTTGACGCAGGGCATTCAGCCGGCGTTGGGCATCGGATATCGCATTGCGGAATTTTGTCAGCTCAGTATTCCCCAATTTATCGGCAGCACGAGATGCCGCGCTGGCCGCATCGTTCAAGATATCCTGTGTCACTGCGCCTTGAGCAGCAGCATTGGTCAGCCTTTGCATCGCGGTATTCGCGCTGTAAATCTGTTGCGTGTACTCTTTCATCTGAGCAGCGCGGAATGTGGCCTCCATGCCCAACTTAATCCCGGAGAACTGTCGGTTCATCAAATCCAGCTGCTCATTATTGAGCTTGTAAAAGCCTGCTGTTTGCGTCAGACGGTAGCCGTAATCACTAAACGATTTAGATGCATTTGCCGCTGCTTTGGCTGCATTGTCTGCCTCCGCTGCCGCCTCTTTGTTGGCTGTCGCCACTTTTCTGACCGATTGGGCATGGTTTTCCGCCGCTTGCGAGCCTTTGTCATGCGCGGCTTTCGCGGCTTCGCCTGTTTTAGCGGCAGTATCGTTCAGCCCTTGATAGGCGGCTTTTGCTTTTTCCGCACCGCCCGAAGCTGCATCGCCCAAACGGGCAAGCTGCTCCTGCGTCAACAGTGCCGCGTCGCCACTGGCTTTGAGCTGGTGCTGGAACTCGGCAAATTCCTCTTTACTTTTGAGTTTGCCCATCATGGCCTCAAAGGCTGCCTGTATCAGCTTGGCATCTTTTTGACCGGCCGCCGCCGCTTCTGTCGAGGCTGTCTGAAAATCGGCGAATGCCTGCCGCGCATCACTGCTGATTCCCGTCATCACAGCTTTGCTGTCCACGCCGATTTTGGCGAAGGCGTCGGCAACCTTGTCCGTCGACTCCCTTGCCGTATCTCCGATTTTCTTGATTTCTTCAGCCGTCAGTCCGGATTGTTTGCCTACCTTTTCCAATTCAGCCAAAAGAGCATCGGTTGATTCTTTACTGTCCATCTGCTTGAGCGCGGCCTGAAACACCCGGCCCATCTGCTCGGCATCATTACCAAACTGAGAGGCGACACGCGAAAAATTGGCAATACCTTCCGCCGCCTTTTTGCTTATGCCGGTGGTTACTTCTTCCGCCGTCAAACCCAAAGCCTCAAGGGCTTTTTGTGCTGCGGCGAGCTCGCCTGTATCTGCGCTGATTTTGACGTTTTTCTTGTCAAGTTCAGCTTTCAGTTCGGCGGTTTTGGTGCGCACGTTTTCCAGCTTGATTGCCAGTTCGCTGTAAAAATCGCTGGTTTCGCGACCGTCGGCACGCAATGCCGCCATACTGTGTTCTAATGCTGACAACTCTGTTGCAGACGCACGATATTCGGCTTGCAGGGCTTTGATGGCGGCGGCTTCCTCTTCGGCTGCCTTTTTCTTGGCGGCGGCAGCTTTTTCGGCTGCCTCCTGAGCTTTTTTATCCGCTATCTCCAACTCGCGCTTAATTTGGGCTTCGGTTTTGAAAAACTCGTGATACTTGTCGAGACCGCCGGTAGTAAACAGGCTATCTAAAATGGCAGGAATACGGGCGAGGTTATCGCCGAAAATTTTTGCTAAATCCGTATTTTCGCGCAGCCAGCCGCCTACACCACGGCCAACCTCAAAAGCCGCAAACAATAATCCGGCATTGGATGCCGCCGTCTTGAGATTTTGAGCCAATGCTCCCGCAGCCGCCGCGCCATTACCGAAACCGTTACCGGCAGCAGCGGATTTGAGCGCGATGCCCAGCTCCCGTGCAGCGACAGTGGTCGACAGGATGGATGCTTTGGTTGCTTCAATTCCGACACGCTGGGTCGCAAATGATGCCGATACCGCACCACCAGTCAGGCGAACAGCCGCCTCATAAGTCTTGACGGCAACTGCGCCTGCTGCGAACAGTGCGGCAAGTTGCGTTAAAGCCGGAAACTCTTCGGTAATCGCTCCGATTGCACTTGCCACACTGCCGGCCGTACTCGCCAATAGAGACACTAAAGGCAGCAACTTTTCGCCGACCTCGATGGCAACGTTGATGATTTCCTGCTTGGCTTTGGCAATCTGCGCCTCGCTGGTGGACATGGCGTTTGCCACCTCTTTTTGCATCGCGCCAACGACTTGTCCCTTGTCGGCGACCAAGCCCAAAGCCTTTTCATATTCGCCCAACGAGCCGACCAAAAGCGCGATGTCGTCGCTATATTCCGTACCGAAGAGTTGCGAGAGTGTCAGGGCGCGGCTTTGTTTATCCAAGCCTTCGAGTTTGTGCAAGAAGTCCGTCAAAGCCTGCTGCGGATTGGCGGCGATATTGGCCGCCATCTCATCTGCAGACGTACCGATACCTTCCAAGGCCGCCTGAAAGTCTTTGCCCTGGCTTTGCGCGGTTTGCAGTTTTTGCAGCATGGCATTGATGGCGGTCGCAGCCACTTCGGGCGGTTTGCCCAAGGCGATAAATGCGTCGGCAAGCGCGGCGGCCTCGTCGGCAACCAAGCCGAACTGTTTCGCCGTACCGCCGATACGCGCCATTGCGGCGACAATGTCTTTTTCTCGTGCGGCGGTATTGTTGCCCAAAACGTTGATGGCATCGCCGAGCTTTTCCACTTCGCCGATTGGGAGTTGGAACACGTTGGCAATCGTCGCGGCGGCATTGCCTGCCTCTTCAGCGGTCATGCCGAAGGCAACCGACATCTTGGACGCGATGGCGGTAAATTCCGACAACTTCTCAATCGGAATGCCGAGCTGTCCGCCAGCAGCGGCAAGATCCGCCATTTCAGCGGCGGAAATGCCCAATTCCGCACTCATTTTTTTCAGTTCGTCTGAAAGTTTGGCGTACTGCTCGTCGGTGCCTTCGGCAACTTTCTTCACACCCGCCATCGCGGTTTCAAACTTCATCGCCTCGCGGGTGGCAAACGCCAAGCCGCCCGCACCACCGACCAAGCCCTGAATCTCCGAAGCAACTTCGGCAATAGACGGCTTCACGCCTTTCAGGCTGGCTTCAAGTTCGCGCACCTTGCCTTCCTGCAACTGTGCCGCTCGGGCTAATTCTTCATGCGAGAGTGTGCCGCTGTTTTTAAGCAACTCGTAGGCGTCTTTGGTCTTTTGGATTTCCTGCCGTGCCTTGTCGTCGGTATCGATGCCGAGCTGGATTTTGGCATCGGCGATGGCTTTTAGGGTTTGTGCTTCGGCAGTCAGGCGGTCGAGCTGCGCCGTTGCGGCGGCGGATTCGGACGACAGGCGCGCCTCTTCGGCGGCAAGATTTTTGACGGACACGCCCGATACCGCCATCGCGTCGCGGGCGGCATACAGCTTGCCCGTCAGCTCGGTTTCGCTTTTTGCCAGGCGTTCGGATTCGGCGCGAAGTTTCGCCAAATCGGCCTGCTGTTGCTGCGTACCGCCGCCGCGCATGGATTTCTCCAACGTCGCGGTCAGCTCGTCCAGTGCACGCATTTCTTTAGCGGTATTGTCCAATTCCGCCGACAACGCCTTATATTCTGCAATTGCCGCCTGCTGGGCTTGAGCCTTCGCCAGCGTTGCGCCCAGCTCTTTCGCTTCGGTGGTCAGCTTGCCCGTATCGATGCCCGCCGCCTCGATGGACTGCGCCAGCGCGTCGATGTTTTCAACGCCGGACACGCCCGCCTTAATCTCTAAACCTGCCTGAATATTAGCCATTATTTAATCCTGTTTTAAAACCCGTTTAAAAAAGGCCGTCTGAAACCTGCCGCCGCTGCGCCTACACGCAGAAGCCAGTTTCAGACGGCCTTTGTTTATTACCGAATCTTTAGTTGTTGTACGACGTGAAGGAATAGGTCGAAGTCTCGCCCGAAGCCAACACTGCCGTGCCTTTAAATTCGGCTTCGTTGAAGTCGTCGCCGAACCAGTCGATACTGCCGTCCGCCGCCAGTACGGCATGGGGGATATGCAGGATGCCGGTCTCGCCGGTAACGCGATTGCGGCCGTCGACGTAGATTTCCAAGTCCAATTTAGACAAGGTAGCGGCAGAGACTTTGTAGCCGCCGGAATCGCGGGTTTTGTAGTCGACGGTGATGTTTTCGCCATCGTTGACGGTATCTGCGACCGGCAGGATGGTAATCATGCCCAAGGTGGCATTAATGTCCAAATGCTTGGCATCAACATTGGCGTTTGACTTGTTTTTGACTTTGACGGTAGCCGGGTCGATGTTGCCGTTTGCCAGTTTGTACGCCATGCCTTTTTTCCCGATGGTCACGGTCTCACCGGTAACGGTCTCCGCCGTAGCCGCGATGACGGCGGCTTCGCCCATCAAAGCCAATGCCAAATTGTCTTTATCGAAAGTATCGAGCTTCAGACCGATTTCGGTAGGCTTGACGGTTTTCAGGCTATCCAACGCGCTGCCGTAAGTGCCTTTTTGCTTGGACACGCGCTCTTTGGTTTCCACGCTGGTCTGCGTGGTCAGGGCGGTGGTATTGCCGATTTCGATAAAGCCTGAGCCTTTTTGATTGAGGTTGCGCACCTTAACGTCGCCCTCAAAGATTAAGCCGTGGTCGTTTTGTTTTGCCATGTGGCAGCTCCTTTAGTTTGCCTGCACGGTGTCGCAGGCGAATGAAATGGGGTAAAAAGCAAAGCCGTCGTTGTATTCGATGGATGGCGAGGCGATGCGGCGGAAAGGGGTAACGGCATATTCGTCGCCCGCATCCCAGCCTGAAAACGCACGCTGGATTGCCGTCAGGGTCTCGCCGACCTCGTACAGCGTGGATTTGCCGTTGGCGGTATAGCTTCGTGCGAGGACGAAGGTAAAGTGCAGCGTCGATTTGAGGAATTTGCCGTTTTTCGCTTCGTCGGCAAAGGTCGAGCCGCCGTAAACGACATAGACCGCGCCGTCCAGCGGGGCGGCTTTGCGTTTCGCCACGCCTTGGGCGAGCAGCTCGGCAAGTTCGCCGATCTCCTTGACCGCCTTAATGCCTTTGACGGTTTTCAGACGACCTAAGATTTCGGGATAGACCGCCAATAAGTTTTCATGCTGTTTTAAAGCCATATCAGACAATCAATCCTTCCAGCCAATCGGACATTAAATCGTCAATATCCTGATAATCTTGCGAAGACAAGCCCAAAAACGGACGCGCCAGCATGGTTTTCGTGCCTTCCTGTACATAAACCGAGTAGCCCATTACCGAGCCGGTAATCACGCTTTTTGCCGATGCCTCGTGCGTAATACTTGCCAAGAGGTTGCCGTGGTCCACCAAAATCCCGCCGCGTCCGTTTTTGGCTTCTGCCGTAGCGGGGCTGACATCCTGCCAGCGTTTGCCGTCGGGGGCGGTTTTGGTTTCGGCGATACGGCGACGGGTCGATGATTCGAGGATGCCGCCAATAGCGCGCAAAGGCTCTTCAAGGCTGCCGTTCAACCTGCCCGACAGGCGGTTCATACTTTGGGCGATGCGCGATAAGTCGTGTGATACCGTAATCCGCATTGCCTACTCCTTCAGCCATTCCCGCAAATCGGGCATTTCGTTGACATAAACGGCACACGTTGATGGCCTGCGGTCATCCGATACGCGGCTATCGTCCAGCATATTCGGATTTTTGACGACCATCTTCAGCCAAGCGATTGCCGACTGATAACGCTCTTCGACAATACCCGTTACAGCGTCGTCGTAGAGGTAGTAGCGGGCGATGTCGCAGACTTTGATTTTCAAAACCTGCGGCGCGGTGTCGTTGGTAAAAAACAGTTTCGCCGCCCGAAGGTAGCTTGCCGCTTCTTCTTCCGCGTCGGCGATTGCCGCCGCCATCACCGCTTCGTCTATGGTTTCGTAGTTCTCATGATTCGACCGTTCCGCCATTTCCTGCTCGCCGAAACGCGTAATCATGTCTTGGATGGTAATCATGCCGTCCTCCGTTTTCAGACGACCTTTAAAACTGCCTTAAAGGCCGTCTGAAATCCGTTTAAGACATGGTCAGCGTTGCCAACAACTCGGGGCGCAGCGCGATCGGCAATGGATTGGATTGCATATGCAGGCTCCAGCCTTTGTCATGCTGCAACTTCTCGCGGCTGGCGTAATACGGCAGGGCGCGGGTGTTGACGGTGGCGTTCATGTCGGCAGGCGCGAAATACTCTTTGTAGAGATTGCGGCCAACCGGCAGCAGAATGGCTTTGTCCGCACCGATGTCGGCGTCGCTGCCGAAGTGGTTGGCGTATTCGATAAAGCGGATGCCTTTGTGGACAAACTCGGTCGGATTGAGCGTATCGCCTTCGCGGTAGGCGCGTGCTTCGTCAAAGCGTTTGTACACTTCGAAGATGGACTTATGCTCTTTGAGCGCACTCAAAAACTCCATGCCGCAATAAACAACCCAGCCGCGCACTTGCGCACCGTTGAATTTTTGGCGTTGTTCGGACAAGAGCTTGTCCAATACCGCGCCGACTTTGGTCGTGTCTTTCGACAATTCGATGTCTTGTGTTTTGCGCTGCACTTTGAAATCGGTATTGATGTCCAAAATCACGCTGCCGTCCGCATCCAAAATCTTGCCTTGCAACGCGCCGAGCATCAGGTGCTCACGGGTGTATTCGAGGTCGGATTTGCCACCGGCCAGCTTTTCGTTGACCTTGTCCATGACGGTCGCGGCTTGGGTTGTGCCGAAAGCACGCAGGTTCTGCACGTCGTCCGCGCGGATGACGTCATGAATCGGCAGGTGTGGGATTTTGACGGTACGCACGGTGCGTTTCGGACTTTCGACCGCCTGGCCGGCCGTACCGCGCTCTTTGCTGGCTACCAAGTGGACTTTGCCGTCTTGGAACTCAATGTCGGCGTAGGTGGTGGTCAGATATTCGGGTTCGAAAATACCCAGTTCGCGGATTTGGCTTGCGCCCGGGTCGATTTTGTTGACGGCAGTGGTCAAAGCCTGCACGCCAAATTTGCTGTTGTCAGATAAAGGCATATTTTTTTCCTTATTTCAAATAATTAAGCATCAGATGCACCGAATTTCTGCAGGTTTACGTAAACAATTCCATACGCGTCACCTTCTTTTTTCATAACCGCGTCGGACTGAAATGCAGCTTTAGCCTGGATAAAAATATCCTTACACTCAATGATGCAATTGAGAGGCTGAACAATAACTTTCCCATCAGCTTCATCTGTTAAAGCAACAAGTTTTTTATTACGTAGCGGATACGTCACAAAACTACCCGCTTTAGTACCGGCATCGGCAGCAACAGCCACACGCGTTAACGGCGTCGCTTCATATTTCAAAAAGTCGGAAATAACAGGGCCGAGGATTTCGGTTTTGGCTTTAGACATAAGAGCCTCCCAATAAGCCTTTGTGGCTGGCTACGGAGAACTTGCCCTCCGCCTCGCCGGTGTGTTCGGATTCGTCTTTGCCTGCGCCTTCGCTCAACAGTGCGGGTGGTACGGCAGACTGGGGGGCTTTCGGCTTCAGATCGGCAATCATGGCTTCCGCCGCTTCGATGTCGGCAGACAAAAGCACGGTCATGGTAGCGTCGGACAAGCCTTCAAACTTGCCGTTTTCGCCTTCCTTAAAGCCGGCGGCGGACAATTTCGCCTTGACTTGGTTTTTCTTGGCAGCCGCTTCGGCTTCTTTCAGCTTTTTCTCGGCTTCGGCTTTTTCAGCCTTGAGCGTATCGACTTCCGCCTTCAGGTCGTCAAACGCTTGCTTTTCTTCGGGTGTCATAGATAACTCCAAAGGTTGTTTAAAAATATCCGGCAAGGGGCTGCCGTCCGACAACACCACCGCCTCCGTCTCGCCATCTACACCGACGGCGGTAAACGATACTTCGCGTATCGCACAACGGCGCAGGATAACGGCCGGCCCGGTTACCTCGTTGCCGTTGACGGACAATACTGCGCCCGCCGCCAGCTCCTCGTAGGATTCCGCCTGCGCGTAAACAGACATCTCCCAAGGGAAACCTTGGTCGGCGGCTTCGGCGATCTGCGCGCCAAACTCGTTGGACAACAGGCTGCCTTCCGCAATCAGGCCGTCCGCCGTTACCGACAGGCTGCACACGCCCGCCATCTTGACGGGGGAATGCTCCAACAGGACGGGGACGGACGCTTTGTGCGACAGCTGGGCCAAATCGACGACTGTCTGATAACCGCCGTAGCCGAAGGGCTTGCCCGAATTGGCAACGCCTTTAAAAGTACGCACCTTGTCGGCACCGGTCGCCAGGGCAACCGGCAGCGCGGCGGACAATTTGATTTTGAGGGGGGTGTTGTTCGTATCCATTGCTCCATTTTGCCTTGCCAAGTTCAAAAAGACGGACGGCAGGATTTCACTTCCCAATCCAAATGCAAAAGCCGCCTAAAACCCGAATATCAGGTTTCAGACGGCCTTTGAAAATCCTCATGCGTAAAATATTAAAATACCCACTTTAAAACCGCTTTAGAATCGTGTCAGATTGCATTTAAACTCTCGGACATATCTTTGCCTATCCTGACCGATAAAACGCGCTAAAACGCGAAATTTGAGCGGTTATGAAAAAAGGCCGTCTGAATCGGTTTCAGACGGCCTTTGGGTTATTCAGGTTTAAATCTCGGATCGGCTTCCAGGGCGGCTTTTAAAGCCGCTTTAAACGGCTTCACGGATTCCAGCCGGTCGGCACCCTGCATAATGAGATGATAAATAGCACGATAATATTTTTCCGGCGCGGCATGGATAGAAAAAACTTCCCAATTACTGTATTCAAATTCTTCCGCATATTCCGGCGCAATTTCATACATGGCAGGGGTCATATAAGCGAACAAATCCGCACACGCTCCTTTGTTCATCTCCACTTCGGCCCAATGGTATACATCATCATCCTGTTTGATTGCACGGATTGTCATTCCGCTAGGCGTACTCATTTTGATTCCTTCACTAAAATTCTGATTTTATTCCTCTGTACTTCGGGTAATGATAGCACATACTGAAGCACCCGATGCCGATTTGTCAGATTTAACGCCGAAAAATCAAGCGGTACAATATCAGCTTTCTGCAAATGCTCTTGGATGGTTTTCATCTGTCCGCTCCAGATTTCGTCCGTTTTCTGAAAATAATGATTCATCTTTTCAAGCTTAAACGGCTCTGTAACATACATGAAATCCAAACGCAGCCACTTTTCTTTCGGCAGATTCGGATCGGAAATCAAATAATCTGCAGGTTTCCTGCCATCCGTTTCACCCAAATCAAACACCTCCAGCCTGTCTCCGGTTGCCTGCTGCCAAGCTGCCGCGGCTTCGGCTTCATAAACAGAAATATTGTTGCCGCCTGATGCTTTTGCCGCCAACCGTTTTACTTCCTTCTTCGACACCTTGTCCGGCAAAGCCAACACCGCCACTTTATCAGACGGCACGCTATACCGCTTGTCCAGCCACGCCTCGCGCTCGGCAATCATGGCGGTCAGTGCCTCTTCGCCGTTGCGTTCGCCAAACAACGCGTCCATCGCGCCCAATCGGTCGCCGTGGTTGTGCGCGAAGCTCGGCGTGATGTCGTCGGGAATCAATACCGTTTGACCGGTGCGCGGATTGGTAAACTCGACCATATCCACATCAGGCTCGCCGCTGATGCCCTCGCGCTCCGCCTGCCGACGGGTCAGGGCGGACACCGAACATTTGCAGCCGTAGCCGTTGGGCGGAAAGATGACTTTCCAAATGTCGTGGTCAACCGGCAGGACTAAGCCGTAGTAGCGTTTATGGCTGTCGCGCGGATGCCCGGCGGCGGAATGGTTGTAGCGCAAATACGGCAAGGCTTTTTTGTTTGCCTGAATCCGCTGCCACTGCCCCGCCGCAAAGGCGGTTTGCATATTGGTATTAAAGATGGTTTTCAGACGACGCGTACTGCCGAGCTGTACCAATTTCGGTTCGCCGTCCAGCGGGTCGGTCATCACTTGCTCGCCCCACCAGCCTTTTGCCATCAAATACGGTTTTAACCGCTTTTTAAAATCGGTGAATGCCGTGCCGTTTTTCTGCGCGGATTCGATGGCGTCTTTGACTTCGGCGAGCATATCCGCGTCCATCATCTTGGCGACGGTAAACGCGAGGCTGTGCTGATACAGCCAGACGTCGTAATGCGAAAACCCGGGCAGGATTTTCTTGGCTTTGAAATGCTCGAAGGCGGCTTTATCGACCAGCCCTGCGAAGTTGTATTCAATTCCGTCCATCGTCCGCTCCGTCAGCCCAAGCCGAAAGGCCGTCTGAAACCAAACGCTGGATCAAGAGATTGTCGCCTTTGCTCAAATCAAGCTCGGACAGTTTCGCCTCAAATTCGGCGTAGTCTTTGCAGCTTTCCAATAAGCCCAACACCGCTTCCATTTTCGGGCGAGCGATTGCCTGCTCCGCCGTATCGGGCGCATTATGGGCAAGAGCGTCAGACAGGCGCAGGCTGAATTTGGCGGGCGCAGGGTTTTCAGACGACGCTTTGGGGTCGCGCAGCTCGAAATGATCCGGTTCAAAGCCCAAGATGTCGCGGTAGTAGGTCGAGGTCAGCACGAGTTGCCCCGTATCCATATACATCTTGTCGCGTTCGGCGCGGGTTTTATCAACCTTGATTTCGTCTTCAAACTCGAACCATACGCCTTTGGGCGCATTAATCGGCTTGCCGTAGGCGTTGTTGACCATCACAAGTGCGTCGATAAAGTGCTGTGCAGCGCGGGAGAGCAGAGCGAGATACGCGCCAATACGCTCGTCACGGTTGTTTTCTTCGGTTTCCTGACTGGCTCGGCTGGCGGTCTCAAGGTCACTGGTTTTGACTTTGCCTAACAGCGTTTTTTGGATGCGCGCATTGGCAAGGTTTTCCAGTCGGCGGAATGCCTGACCGTCCGCGCTGTTTTGCAGCATCATCACATCGTCTTCGCGTTCGATACTCAACGCGCCACCGGAAACAAAGCGGTAAAACCGGCTCATGAAGCTGTCGTGGTCGTCGTTGCTGTTGGCTTGGATTTTGGCAATCAGATAAGGCTGGGCGTAGCGCGTAATAAATTGCGCCGCATAGACAAAGCCTTTTTTACGCAACGCAACCGGTGCATACAGCCGCGCCGCCGCCATTTCGCCCGCAGGATTGGTTGAAGTGGCGCGGTGTGTAATAAAGAGATACAGTACGTCCGTATTGCAGGTCTCCTCACCGCCGCTGCCGCGATACACCAGCGAACCGTCGCGGTAGGGGACGTATTTCGCCAATTCGCCGCTCTTGTTGCTGATATGTTTGATCGTTAAAAAGCCGTCTGATTCGGGCTGATAAACATACCGACCGACACCGTATCCGCCCAAACGCGCCGTCAACACGATTTCGGCAAGCGCAGGCAGATGGCGTTTCAGCGTTTTCCACAAGCGGTCTTTGTCTTCGTCGCTCAAGTCATCACCATAAATACGCCAAGATTTATTCTGCATGGCGGAGTGTAAATCCTCCAAACAGGCAGCGACCTCATCATCGCTCACTACTGCGTCCAATGCCTGCTGCCTGTCCACGCCGAGACGCGAAAGCAGCGCGTCCGTGCCCTCCATATTGGAAAACAGGCTTTCCAGCGCATCTTCGGTCGCGCTCGTCAATGTCTTGATGGCGGTTTTTCGCGTTGCGCTTTTAATCAATCCGAACATAATTTTCTACTCCAAAGGTCGTCTGAAACCGTTTTCAGACGACCTTAAAATCAATACTCTTCGCCGCGAGCCGCCAAAAAACCTTCAATTTCAGCGACAATAAAATGTAGATTTAATAGCCGCCCAGCCTTATAGCAGGAGACAACCTCTTGCAGATGTGCAATCGCTTTATCCAAACCACGCTCGAGGTACTCAACATCCTCTGTCAGCTCTTTTTCACGAGCGGTTATACGTTTTCCATCACACATTGTTAAATCTCCAACATCGGCACAGGCAAATCAATCGCCCGCGCTCTGTTTGATACATTGCCCGTCGTTGCCGCCATCCACAGCATATGCAACGCATCGGGGCCGTCGTCATGGTCGGCTTTCGGGAAATGGCGCAACTGGCTGATTAAGGTCTTTTGGTCGGGGTTGAGCAGAATAAGCCCGTTTGCCATGTGCGGCTGCAAGGTCTCAATCCGCAACATCTTGTCCGAAGACGGCTTGATACCGCGCACCGGGATATGCACACCCGAACGCGCCCCGCGCTTAATCAGCTCATCCTTGAGAAACTCTTGGAATTGCACCGTCTCTACGACCCACAACACCGGCTTGACCCGCGCCTCTTTTTGGATGCGTATCACGTCCTCGATAATCAAATCAGGCAGGCGTTTTTTGACTTGGGCGACAGTTACAAATAGCCGTCCCGTCGATTTTTGATAACCGCCGACCAAAATCGCCGACGGGTCCCGCCCCGCGCCCGCCTTACCCAATGACGGGTCGAGCGCGCCGTAATACACCAAATCGTCGGGCAGTTCAGACCAGTATTTGATGTTTTCGGCAAACGGCGCATCTTCGCCGCTGACCGGGTCGTTTTGATACTCGCTGTCAAATGTCGCATGACCGTCACGGGCGCGGATTTTCATCAGCGCGAGTACGCCACGCGCCGCCCAAGAAGTGACCGCGCCGCGCTCCATCTCGTCCTTGTTGGCAAGATAAAACGCCTCGGCCACCGTCTCGCCGTCGTTTCGGAAAAGTTCTTCCCATCTGTCCCACAAGTCCATGCGGTCGGGCCAGCGTTTCATCGCCTTAAACTTAATACCGTGCCAAAATGGGTTATTCAGAGTGCGGTTCAGTACGCTGTCGTAATGCAAAATCGTGCCGATATAGATCACATCGTATTTCTGGCCGACACCGCCCAAAGGCAATACCGTTTTAGTCAGCCACGCATTGAGCTTGTCGCGCTGTTCGGGGTTGCGGACTTGTTCGTCATTCTCAATATCGTCCAAAACAGTTAAGTCAGGACGGTAAGGGCCGTGACGCAAACCGCGCAGCTTTTTACCGCTACCGGCCACTTGGACTTTAACGTCATTGGCCGTCACAATCGTACCGGCCTGCCATACACGGCCTTGCCCGCATACTTCCGGAAAGTCGGTTTTCAAGCGTGGATTAAACTCAAGTTCTGCCTTAATGGCCTCCAGCATCGGATATGCCTGGTCGATACTATCCATCACGATGACCGCATAATGTTTTTGGCCGGTCACAATACACCACAGCGTAAACAACTGAGTAACCTGCGTCGACTTACCCTCGCCACGCGGCGCACCCACCGCCTCATTTTCCCCTTTAGGGGAGCGGATAATCTCCGGCAGACGGCTGAATAAAAACTCATGCAGTTCGGATTTTTCAGGGGAGCGGATATAATGGGGAAAGTAGGTATTCACGAAATATTCGTAACCGCCTACCGGGTCAAATACCTTGGCACGGCGTGCAGTAATAGCCTTTGGCGACGCATCAAAGCCGTCCACTTCCGCTTCGATGACTTGGCGCAAACTGGCGGCCAGTTCGGCAAGGGATTTGAGGAATTCTTTAGTTTTCATGCATTTAAAAAGTTTTAATCAATTTTTCGGCAATCCAGCGTGAGACCGGCGGACAGACGGCGTTTCCCGCAGCTTGAGCCTCCGCAATGTTGGCCTCATCCATTCCGAGGCAAAGCCCATCATCGTTAGACGCTCTTTGCCGCTCAACCATCGCACCCCGTCCGTTGGGCGTAACGAGAATATTTGCGCCTGAGCGGTCAATGGCTCCCTTGGAAATCCCTCTAAGCAAAGTACCATGTGGCTTTTGTAGCCCATACGTCTCAACCGCGCGAGGTAAGACTCCAATTGAGCCGGTGTCAGCCATAAACTCATAGGGGGGGTACTCTCCCAAGCCAGCGACCAAGAAAACTCGACGGCGTGCCGTGGGGACTCCGAAATATGCTGCATTAAGCACGCGCCAGTATCCCACATACCCGCATTCGGCAAGGGACTGGATGACTGTTTGAAAGTCTTCGCCATTGTTGCTATTGAGCAAACCCGTAACGTTTTCAAGGACAATCCAGCGGGGTTTAAGCTGGTCGACAATACGCATTGCGTCATAAAATAAACCTGTTCTTTCCCCGGCAAGCCCTTTACGCTTACCGGCTATTGATACATCCTGACATGGGAATCCGCCAATAATCACATCTACCGGCCATAATTCTGACAATACCGTTCTGACATCCTCAAACTGTTTTGCGTGCGGGAAGCGGTCGGCCAAAACTGCACGGGGTACAGGATTAATCTCCACTTGCCAAGCAGTATCAAACCCAGCCTGTTCAAATCCCAAATCAAACCCGCCAATACCTGCAAAAAGGCTTCCAACGGTAGGTTTTTGTTTATCCAAACTTCTTCTCCACTTCCGCCCCAAACGGCTCCAATACCTCCACAAAGGCAGGCAAATGTTTGGGGTGTTTTTCTTGCACAAACGCCATCAAGAACTCAATCAATTCCAAAGCCGTCGCCAGTTTTGACGTTTCCGGCATCACACGCGCATTGGCTGATACGGTTTTGGTAAACGCATCGGCCAGGCTGGCCAACAGCTTGGCGCGGTCGGACGGCGGCAAATCTTCGGTACTCGAATCCTGCAGCATCGTCATCGTGCTGTTGTACTGCACCATAAAACCGGCCAACATCGCACGGCTCAAATCCTCAATGCCGCCGCCGGCCAAAGTGTAGGCGGCGCGCATCTTATCCCAGTCGTCGCCTTTTTCCTTATCCGCACGTTTCCACGCACGCGCAGTGGCCTGCGGGATTTCGCACATCAAGGCCGCCGTTTCCAAAGTTTGCTCGCCGCTCACATAGAGCCGGCGTAACTTTTCACGGATTTCTTGCGGGTGAGCCATAATTACAGTCCCATTTTCGCTTTAAGCAATTCCCAGCCGACCGTAATCACACCGCCGCCGAGTGCGCCGAATGTAATGGCCGTGCGTTTCGTGTCTTGGCGGATTTGTGCAATTTCCGCCTGCATTTCCTTCTGATTTTTCAGAGTTTGATCAGTCTTGTTTTCAATACGCGCCAAGGCTTCCAAAATCGGGTCGCTCATGATTTGTCCGCTTTCCTGTCCAGTTTTTCGTTTACTTTTTCCAACTTGTTTTCGATGCGTCCCAACGAAGCCGCAATATTGTCGCGGTCTGCCTTGGCATCTTGCTTGGTGTGATAAGAGAGCTTGACCGCGTGCAGCTCCTCTTTAAGGTCGTCGATACGCTTGTCCGCCTCTTTCAGACGGCCTGAAATGCCGTTGACCCAAAACCAAAACGCCGCCGTCGCAATCGGCCACAGGGTTTTAAACCCAAATTCAAAGTCCATTTAAAACTCCTTTAAACCGGCACGTCGCCAAATACGATACGGACCGCGTAGCCTTCGGGATGACGACTCGCCGCCTCGACCTTTTGGCCGTCAAAAAAGACTGAGTAATATTTCCGCAAAATACCAATCACATCAGCAGGGGCGGTCGCGGAAAACTCCACACAAAAGGTCGTCTGAAAATCCTTATCCATGCGTACCGCGTAATCGATACCGGCCTTATCCAACAAATCGGAAACATGAATGACAAACGGCTCTTGCTCGCGTGCGCGGCTCAATCCCAGCTCTAAATCCGCATGGCGGCAGGCGACCGTGCGTTGCACCAACTCACGATAAGTCGTCATCGCGCACCCTCCGAACCGTCAACTGCCGCTTGACTGTTGACCCAGTCGCGCCAAGCCTGATTTTGGTTTTCCAGCTCCGAAACATAGCCGCCAAACTCAGCGGCGTGTTCCAACAGCGTGGCCGTCTTGCCGTCTTTCGGCGGATTCGGGCGCACCGGTGCGACCATCAACGCGGCAGGCGGTGTCGGCATGACCGCCTTTTCGACAATCTTAATTTCCGTAGCCGAGGGCGCGGTTGTAGAGCTGCAGGCCGTGAGAGCCAAAGCCGTCAATACAACTGCCGCCTGCTTTTTGGCGGTCTTGAGTAAGCGCATTTTCGATTTCCTTTTTGTTTGCCGTTTTCAGACGGCTGACTTCCGCCTGTTTTTTCGCCAAAGCCATGCCGACGGCGTGCGCCTTGACTTCATATTTTTTAGCTTCCGCACGCGCCTGTTCCAGTTCGCGGGCGTAGTTTTGAGCCGACAACAGCAGGGCTTGCGCTTTGTCTTTTTCCATCTTGTCGATGACCGCCTGCTGCTTCGTAAAAGCCGACTTGTAGCCTTGATGGTGCGACACAGCCAAGCCCGTGCCGACAAGCGCGATAATGGCAATCGGTTGCCAGTTATTCGCCAGCAGTTTCACGAGATTCATTCTCGACCTCCTGACGTTTGACGCTGACAAACGAACGCGCCACCGCATAGCCGCCGACAATGCCCAAATACACCGCCCAAATTTCTGCCGACGGGTCGGGCAACATCACAAATTTAACGGTCCCTGCCGCGCAGGCGATATTTGCCCACAGCTTCGAGTGCGACACATTGCCTGTCGCAGGGTTTTTAAAAATGTCGAAAATCCGCATATTTATTTCATACTCCCGTTTTGCAGATGCCGTTTCAGCATTTCCCGATAATTGGCAAGTTCGCCCTCCGCAAATTCAAACGCAGCGAAATCAGCCCGTTCGCTTGCCTCACGGCTTTTGCTCGACCATTGCTCAATCATCTTTTCGTAAAACTCAACCTGTCCCATAACTAACGACGATTCTTGCGTTTACGCGCCGCGCGTTTGGCAGCCGCCACGCCCGACTTACCCATGCGCATAGACGGATGTTGTTTCAAATAGCCAATACTGGCAGGCTTAATCTCAAATTCAGGCATCGGCGGTTTCAACACAGACAGAGCCAAAGCAATCAAAGACTTTTTCATACCTTCGCCGCTCCCAATTCCATCGCAATCGCGTCCGCAATCGCGCGGCAGATGCCCCATTTAGTAGTC